TAATTTTCATAGTTTCTAGTTTTAATAATAAAAATAAGCTTTTTCCTGTTTAAGAGATTATCCTCTGTAATAAAAGCTTGAAACAAACCAGAGTGTTTAGGGTGTTATTTAATATAACTGATCCATCAGCACATCCAGACTCTTTTAAATAGCCTGTAAGCATCTTATAATCAATCTCAAATAGTTAGTATAAACTAACCTTACACCTGTTAATTCAGGTTTGTAATTTACGCAGAGTGAATATCAGTTTGGGTGAGACTGAAAGGCTATGATGGACTATAGACTAACAGGCTCAGAGCTGCATCTGATTAGACACAACTCTGTTATATAATAAAAAAAGAAACTACTTGAGTAGTTCCCCCAATTTTGCCATTGTCTCTTCAAGAGACATTTTGGCAGAAACGCCTTTAGGCATTCCTTTTAATTTTTTTACAGGTTTAGCCGCAAACGCAAACCCGTTTTCTTTAACTACGAGTGTAAACTCGCAGTTACCTTCATCTACCTCTTCTTCGGTAAATGAGTCAGTGTGGAAATTAATTATCACACCACCGAAATCTCTTTGAAAAAAAGGGAATTCTGCCATAGTATATAGTTTTAATGGGGGAGTATTCCGCCCGTTAAACATTAGGGGGGGTTGAGTGGTATAGCATACATTTACATCTAAATAAATTAGAAAAATAATAAAAAATTTTATATCTACCAAATGAAATAAACAACTACAATTTACATATTAGCTTAAACTAGAAATCTTGATATCTACATCTTCTGAGTTATTAGGAATACCCAACTATACTATATACTACTCTATTAGATCTAAATCTCCGTATATTTACAATTCCTTCATAGCCTTATTTGTTTTATAAGTTTATTATACTTATTTTTGCAATGAATTAATAATTAAACTATCTCATAGATATGAAAGAATGTAAGTGTTCAAATTGTGGAGAAATACTAAAAGAAGAGAAAGATGTTTACAGTATTAGTATGACAAGACCTACTAAGAGTACTAAGTTCCCTCTATGTCTTGGGTGTTTTAAGTTTGTAGGTATTGTAGTTGAGAAGTTTATTAAATATAATACTAAGTAATATGTTGATACTAGATAAGTTCCCTACTCATATTGAGAAGTCTGATAATAAGATAAAAGCTAACTCCTGGTGGAAAATTAATAGCCAAGGAATTTATAATTCGTCTATACAGAAATTCACTAGAGGTATTGTAGTAGCTAATATGCATAAGTATATACTAAAAGAGTTATCTACTCAAAAGCTTCCTGTTATAACAGAACCTGTACAGTTAATATTAAGGTTCTATATCCCTATTAACTATGGTAATGTTAGAAGAAAGAAAGATGGTAGTATTACTTGGAAGAAACCAATAGAAGGGTATGAACCTTCAGCAGATGAGGATAATGTATCCTGGATATGGAATAAAACTATAAAGGATTGCTTAACTAAACTAAACTTATGGGCAGATGACACTATGTATTGGTGTAGAGGTACAGATAGTTTAGTAGAATTTATAGAAGAATTAGAGGATAGAAGAATAGAGATAGGATTTAAAAAGATATAGATATGAGAACACTTAAGTTACCTACTAGACTAGAACTAATAAGAAGACTAGCAATAGTAGTAGGAGTAAAAGGATTTAATTTTAAAGTTGATAATAATAATTTTAATTTTTAGAGTAATATGAAGAATATATTTAGATACGATACATTAAGGAGTATAAATGATAAATACTCAATTTGGGCTTTAAAGGATGATAATGGTTATTACTCTTCTGTAGTCTTTGAGATTAATGATAGAAAAGAATTAGATATATCTTGGAGTGTAGAGGATTATTTAATTACAGTATTATACAGATGGTGTTGGAATAAGGAGTCTGTAGATGAAAAGGATAGAATTGAGATAAGAGAAGTTATCCCTAAAGGAGATAGAAAGATTGTAAGAGAGTTATTAGATGAAGCGATTGAATTAGGATTCTTTAATAGTAATTTAGTATGATAGAGGGATACTACACACCTAATATTTCCGAGTTTCATACAGGGTTTAGGCATGAAACTTATGATGGAGAAGAGTGGTTAGAAGATAATGTTACTTTATGGACTGATTTAAAGGTATTGTTTGATTGTGAAGATAAATACCCATCACCAATGAGAGTTAAATTCTTAGATAGAAAAGATATAGAAGAACTAGGTTGGGAAGATTTTAAAATACATACAGATAAAGACTTATTTGGCTATTCATTAGGAGATTATATATTATATCTATGGAACGATTGTGATGTACAAATAGTTACTACTTCTGTGAATACCATTGCTAGTACTTTATATTTTGGGAAAATTAGAAACTTCAATGAACTAGAAACACTAATGAAACAACTTAAAATCAAATAAAATATGTTTTATAAATCAGAAAGTATAAGTACAGAGAATGAGAAGTATTCAATATCATCAATCAGAAGAGATGGCGTATTAGATGCTATATTCATTATGACAGATATTGGAAGTGAAGAACTATTAACCTTCGATGCTGAAGATAGATCAGGTATATTAACTACTGTTGATAAAGAAGATATAGAAATGGTACAAGAATTATTTGATGAAGCAGAAAGAATTGGAGTATTAGATAAACCTATTATAGGGGAACCTATAGAGGCTGAGGAAGATAATAATCCTAAGAAACTGGAAGATAACACTTGGGATATGCCATGGTGTAGAAATCATTTACAACATTGCTTTAGTGAGAATGGTAATTTAATGGTTAAACCAATACCAGAGTATTCTACAACTACACAAGAAAGAATTGTAGAAATCTTTGATGCTATGAAAGACTTGGTATTGGAGAAGAATAAGAGATATGGAGATTCTGCTTTAAAACCTAAAAATATCTTTAGTAAAGCTGATGCTGGTGAAGCTATTAAAGTAAGATTAGATGATAAGCTATCAAGAGTGATTAACTCGGGAGAATTAAGAACTAATGATGTTTCGGATTTAATTGGTTATTTATCATTATATCTTATATCACAAGATGTAACTAGAGAAGACATTGTAAAAGAGATAGATTAAATCAATTCTAAGTATCATAATCTTACATCTAAGAGACTTTGATAAATAAGTTGATAGATTATAATAGAATATAAATTAAACACTTTAAAAGAGATTGAATGAAGTACTACTGGAATGTTCAGGTGTGCTAGATGTGGTTGGAAATTAAATGAGGAAAATTAATAACTAAGATGAAAGATTGGACTAAAATAGAAGATGAGCTTCCACCTAAATCTGCTTGTATTACAGCAGAATGCGATGACGATAAGCAAAGAACTTTATGGAGATGTGGTTGTAATGATCCTAAATGTGAATTATATATGAATGCTCCTAATGGAGAACATTTAAGTATAGAAATAATTAAATGGAGGTTAAGATAATTAACAATGGCACTAAGTATAGCAGATTTAAAGACTTTAGCTAATAAGAAGAAGCTAAAGAATGGTAAAGATTATATAGTTTATACAACACCTAATGGGTGTCAAGATATTATGAAACTATCTATATATAAAGATTTATACGATAAAAGTAAATACATAATACAATATAATACAAAACAAGTATGAAAATTAAGATAAAATTAACAGGGTCTCAGAGATTAGCCAGAATATTTAAGATACTATCATTATCCTGGACACTTAAAATACAAGATAGAGACTTAGATATTATAGCTGAGTTGTATTACCAGAATTATAAACTAGAGCAAGAAGGAGTAAAGGATGCTAAAATTCGAGATCTTACTATACTATCTTCAGATAATAAGAAAGATATAGCTAAGAAGTTTAATATTAGCTATAATGCTTTAGCCAACATACTAACTAAAATGAGGAAAGTAGGTGTACTTAAAGGTAATAGCTTAATAGGGATGTTCTCAAGAATTGACCCTTACAAAGAAGATTTAGAACTAAAAGTTGTATTTTATGGATAAAAGTTATATATTGCAAAAGATTTGTAAGGAGAGTAAGCAGACAAAGAAACTGCTTCCTTACTTACAGAAAGAAGCTGAAGAGATTATTACAGAGTTAACATTAGAACTAGGATTACATAAGCAAGATGTAAGAGAAGTTGTTTATACACAGTTTAAATTTGTTGACAAAGTTATAAGAACAGGTACGTTAGTTAAAGATGAAAAGTTTGATATTAATTCTTATAAGTCAGTAAGACTACTACATCTAGGAAGATTTATTGTAGCTCCTACATTTAAGAAGAGATTTGGATAAAGATATAGTGCGAGGTGACTGGAGTGGTTCCAGGTTGAAAGATCTGTTGGGGTTTGGAATCCCTCTTCTTCCTCGAATGTATAGGTGAAATGATTAATACGGCAGGATTAGCTCCTGTTGCAAAAAAATATAGGTTTAACTATATTGAAGCGACTACCATAATGCATATCACTTAGGAGGATTCAAATTACCTGAAAGGATATGGTAATCCCCTTAAAATTGGACGGTTATACTTAGTAAAGATATGAGAGAAAGCTTTGCAAGGTGGTTTGATTCCACCATACATTATAAGGAAGATTGACAGAGTGGTAATGTGCCTGGTTGCTAACCAGAGGTTAGAGGAAACTCTACTAAGGTTCGATTCCTTAATCTTCCGCTAATGCTACAGTGATGAAATGGTAGACATGCTAGATTTAAGCTCTAGTGTTCAGTAATGAACGTGTAAGTTCGAGTCTTACCTGTAGTACAATATTAATATTAACTAGATAAAATAATGATTAAACAAGAACAAGAAGTACCTTTAATTCCTATCGGAATGCAAGTATTGGCTATTATGCCAGAAATTGATGAGAAGACTCCAGGAGGAGTTATTAAGAGTGAAGCTATGATAGCTAAGGAAAGAGCTGATATGAAACAGTATCTTACAATCCTAGCAGTAGGTAGTGAAGTGAAGAATGTTAAAGTAGGAGATAAAGTTATTACAGGACAGAATACTACATTCTTAGCAGTACCTGTTAATGATATTAAATACATATCTTTTAGTGCTGGTAGCATAGCTCTTAAATATAAAGATTAAATAATATATGTTGCTAGTAGCTCAGTTGGTTAGAGCACCTGATTGTGGTTCAGGAGGTTGTCAGTTCAAATCTGATCTAGCACCTAAATTGCCTATTAGTATAATGGTTATCACGTCAGTTTTTGATATTGAAAAAGATTGTTCGATTCGATCATGGGCAACAACTTAATAAATAGATAGGATAAAAGAATTTACCCTTGGGGCAGTTAAGTGGGAAGTAGAAGTTAATAATAATAGATTAGATGGCAGAGAGGCTTATGGTTGTTGTTATTATGGAGAATCTAAAATATTAATACAAGATGAAACTCTTAAACTTAAAAGAAAAAGTTCTGCTGTAGATCAAATATTATATCATGAAGTAGTTCATGCTATATTAGATACTATGGGGGAAGGTGAACTATCAAGTAATGAGAAATTTGTACAGTATTTTAGCTTATTATTACATCAATTTGAAACAACTAAAAAGTAAATAAATGCAGCATATAATAGAATTTGACACAAAGAAGAATATAGTACCTACAGCAGAACTCATGTTATATCCTTTATTTTCTAAAATCTGGCTACGTGATAAATCAGCAGGTAAGAAGAAGGCTATAAGTGAGTATGGTTATATATATCACATGTGTATTAAGAATTCTAAGAAGAATCCATACTATGAGAGATATGCTGATAATGTAAAAGCTAAGTCAGATTCTATTATATTAGATCTATTTGATACTAAATGGAAACCAGATAAAACAGTAAAGGATGCTATTATATTCTTTGATAAGAATACATATAAAGAATCTGAAGATACTAGAGATGCTTTAATAGCAGCTAAATCTAAACTAAAAGAATGGTTTAAAACATACGATCCTCAAAAGGATGAAGACGGTTTACAACTACAAAGAAATACAAAGTCAATACAAGAACTTACTAAGGCTATTAAAGATTATAATACTATAATAGAGCTAGAAGAAGAAAGTAATACTAAAGGGATAACCGGTGGAGGAGAGCTTGGAGCATATGAAGAATAATGAATTAGAAATATTTACACCCTCAGATGACTTTAAGCTTAAATTTAACTATGAGCATGATTACAAGGAGGGAACTTTTGAACAGAAATATGTAGATCATTTCTGTAATGGTGTTAGATTAGAGGCTATGAGTGAATTTATAGTTGTTAGAAAACACTTTGAGGACTATGGTGTTTATACTAATCTTCCTAGAAATAATCATCCTAGTAGTCAATATATGAAATTCTGGGATGAAGAAAAAAGAAGATGTATTGAAGGTTATGATATAGGTAGAGATTGGATACCGGGTTATTTATATTTCTATTGGAATTATAGCCCTATACAAAAAGTTAAAGAAATATCACAAGAAGATGGTTCAGGTAGAAAGAGGGCTGAAAGAGTATTAGGATTTCCTGATATGTATGATAGTGATTACTATTGGTTCCATTATGTTGAAGCTGCTGAGAAACAAGGACAACATTGTAGTAATATAAAGAAACGTGGTATAGGATACTCTTATAAAGGAGGTTCTATGATGTGTAGAAATTACTTCTTGATTAAAGGAAGTAAATCATACGCTTTTGCTGATCAGAAAGAATATTTAATTAAAGATGGTATCCTAAGTAAAGCTTGGGAGCTAATGGATTGGTTGGATGTACATACTGCCTGGGGAAAAAGAAGATCCAAGGATATAGATATGCATAGAACCGCAGGGTTTGAAAAAACACTTACTACAGGTATTAAAGTTAAAGCTGGATATAACTCCTCTATTATGGGGGTTACGCTTAATGGTGATAGTGATAAGTCACGTGGTAAACGTGGTAAGCTGATACTATGGGAAGAATCAGGTAATAATACGGTATTAAGACAAGCATGGGTTGTAGCTAGAAACTCTATGGAAGAGGATAACTACACTTATGGAACTATGGTAGCCTTTGGAACTGGTGGAACTGAAGGAGCTAACTTTGAAGGTTTAGAAGAATTATTAAGAAAGCCATTAGGTTATAATATATATCCAATACCTAATATATTTGATGGACGACCTGAAGATAAAGTAGGATTCTTTGTCCCCACATACCTTAATAAAAGAGGGTGTATGGATGAGAACGGTAATAGTAATATACAACAAGCGGTTACTATTATAGATAATGATAGAAAGATTACTAGAAAGAATATGTCTAATAACATCTATCTAATGTCTGTAGCTGAACACCCTTATACTATTGATGAAGCTGTACTACGTATGGAAGGTTCTCCTTTTGATGTAGCTACGGCTAAAGAAGTATTAGCTAATCTCAAATTGGAAACAACATCTCCGGATGAAGCAGGTTCTTTTATAATTGCTAGTGGTGGAACAGTAGAATGGAGAGCAGATATAAATGCTAACCCTATTACAGACTTTCCTTTATCAGGTAAAGATATGAGTAAGGATGGTTGTTGGGTTATATATAATCACCCAACAAAGGATGGAAGTGGTGAAATACCTTCTTGGAGATATCTGGCTGGTGTAGACCCTATTGATTTCGGGGCTGAAGAAGTTAGTTCTAATAATGCTCATTCCTTAGCATCATGTTTTATAATGGATAGTATAACTAGAACTATCGTAGCTGAGTATACAGGAAGACCTGCTACAGCAGAACAATACTTCGAGCAACTATGGAGAGGTATAGAGTACTTTAGAGGTAGTCTATTATATGAGAATAACTTAAAAGGGTTATTTAGTTACTTTAGAAATAAGAATAAACTACATCTATTAGCATCAACACCAGATTCTTTAAAAGATGTTTGGGGGATAACTAAGAGTGGTAGAACATTAGGGTTTAATGCTACACAGAAAGTAAATGAATATGGTAGATCTCTTATACATAAGTGGACTTTAGAAGAACATCAAACAGGACAAAATACAGAAACAGGTGAAATGGATACTGAGCCTAAAATGTATACTATAAGAAGTATTCCATTATTATTAGAAATAATAGCTTGGAGATCTAAAGGTAACTTTGATAGAATAAGCTCTTTAGGAGCAACACTGATAATACTAGATAGTATGCAATTAACTGTAGAGGCTATGGCTAATGATATTAATGATAGATTTAAGGATGATGATTTCTTTAATAAAATAAATAGATTTACAGGAAATAAAAGAAAAAACAAAGAGACAGGATGGGAGAATTTAATGTAACTGATAATTCATCAGTATTACCTAATCAGATGGTTTCTTCAAAAACTAAGCAAAGTAATAAATGGCAAAAGGATTGCATGAATTATTTTGTTAGTAGTATTTATAGTAAGGAAAGTAATAATAGGAAAACTATTTCCGAAATGAGAGCTAATGTTAGACTAGTTAATAGTGTACCAAGCGTAGAAGATTTAAGAGAGTCATTTGACCCTTTAGGATTAAATTCAGATGAAGATTCTGAGAATACTCATATAAAAGGAAAGTTTTATAATATTATTAATAATCCTCTAAAGACACTATTTGGTGAAGAGTTGAAGAGAAGGAGTGATGTAAGAGCAGTAGTTACTAACCAGTTTGCAGTAAATGAGAAAGATAAAGAATTTGAAGAAATACTTATTCAATATTTTACTGAAATAGCTAAACAAGAGTCTGTAGATGAAGAGCAGTTTAAAATTAAAATGCAAGAATTTGACAGATATAAGAAGTATGATTTAAGGTCATCCCATGAAAAGATGGCTAATGAGATTATACAATCATTATCTTCAAATAGAGATATTAATATTAAGAGAACTTTTAATACTGGTTGGCAATCTTTAAACATAATTGGTGAGGAGATATTAAGAATAGGTAGTATAGGTAATGAACCTTGGTTATTTAATGTTAATTCTGAAAACTTTACAGTTCTTGGAATGGGTGATAGTATATTGATTCAAGATGGTTGGGCTTGGTTAGAGTATGACTACATGTCTCCTAATAAGATTATAGAAGAGTTTAATAGAACTTTGTCAGATAAGCAGATAAAAGATTTATTAGATGTAGATTCTAGTGATTCTCATTTAGGGAATATAACACCTATTAGTTCTGGTTCAGTACAAGCAGATGGATCTATAATTTTAGGTGATGGTGATTATGCTCCAGCAAATGAAGAAGGTTTCTTTACTATTGGAGATCCTAACGGTGCCGGTTCAAGAGCAGTTGATTCTAATGGTGATATTAGAGTAATAAGAGCACAATGGTTATCATTAAGAAAATTAGGTGAACTTACTTTTTTTGATGAATTTGGGGAAGAGCAAAAGAAGCTAGTTGATGAACTATATGAAGCTAATGTTGAGCTAGGAGAGACTATAGAGTGGTTCTGGGTTAATGAATTAATGAAAGGTGAACTAATAGGTGCTGATATATACAATGAAATAGGACCATCGGATGTACAGATGAGATCTCTTATTAATCCAGCAATGGTTAAGCCTAGTTATGTAGGAGTTATTCAATCCTTAATGGGTGAGAAAGCTAGTTGTGTAGTTGACGATTTACGTCCTTATCAAGAAGATTTTAATATCTGGATGATTAAGTTAAGGAATCTTTGGTTACAACATGTAGGTAAAGCAGCTATAATAGATATGTCTAGGATACCTAAATCTATGAGTAGAACTCAATGGTTTACTTGGTTAACTAAATTTGGTATTGCTTTTGAGAATCCTTTTGAGGAAAGTAGAAAAGGACATTTATCTGGAATGATGAATCAAAATTCTAAGAATATTGATTTATCTCACGCAGAGGAGATTAATACTGCAATACAAATGCTTGATGACCTTGAAGCTAGGGCTAACAGGATAGCGGCAGTTCCAGAAGCAAGACAAGGATCTAACTCTGGTAATGAAGGTTTAGGAGTTTCTCAAGAAGCTATACTTAGATCATCAACGCAAACTGAAGGCGTATTTCAATTACATGAGGATCTTAAAGCTTATGCTTATACTATTCTAGTGGAACATACTAAAGTTTTATGGAAAGATGAGAAAGGTAAAAGACAATATCAATTAGATAACTTATCTAACTATATCTTAGATATTGATGGTGCTGTATTAAATGAAGCAGAATATGGTATTAATATGACTAACTCTAGCAGGTTATATGAAATGGAGAATACTATTAATCAATTAGCTCATGCGGCTTTACAAAATGGGACATCTTCTTTAACAGATATAGCTAAAATTCAATTATCTACTTCTCCAGCAGAGATGTTAAAAACTTTAGAGCAAGCAGAAGACCAGAAGCAGAGACAAGCTGAAGCACAGCAACAACAAATAGGAGAACAGCAGCAACAACAGATGCAAGCTAATCAGGAAGCCCTAGAAAGAAAACATGCTATGGACTTAGAGATTATAAATGCTAAGGGTGAATGGGATGTTAGACTTAAAGAGATGGATATAGAGAATACTATAGAGTCTGAAGTATTTGCTGGAGGTAGAGATGATAATAAAAACGGTGTGGAAGATCAGATAGAATTAGATGTAGCTAATATAGAAAGAGAGACTAAACTAGATGAGTTAGCCCAAGAGAAAGATATTAAAGATGCTGATAGAGAATCTAAGGAGAAGATAGAAATGGCTAAAATAAAAGCATCCAAAGAGATAGCATCTAAGAATAAGGCTATACAGAAAAAATAATAACACAAAAAGATTTTATATAACTAGATAAAAATAATACATTATGGCAGAACAATTAGAAGAAGGTACATTTTTCATCGAGGATGTAGTTGAAGATGAAGTAGCTGATGGAATAGAAACTACTACAGAAGTAGATGATGCTAAATTAGTAGCTGAAGAAGTTACAGGTGAAGAAACTTCTTTTGCTGTAGAAGAAACTGTAACAGTAGAAGAAAATGCAGAACCTACAGAGGGTATAGAAGAAGTTACTGAGACAGTAGTGGATGAGGATTTAAACCCTATAGTAGAGTTTGCTGGTATGATGAAGAATAAAGAGTTTCTTCCAGATATCTCAGATGAAGAACTAGCAGGGATATCTGATGAAGATGGTTTATCCGAAGTATTTGGTAAACAAATAGACATTATACTAAATAGTAGATTAGAAGAAGCAGATAATGTTTCAAATGGGGCAGTATCTCATTTCTTAAATGGTGGTACACCAGAAGACTTTATTAAGAACTTCAATACTGGAACTTCAACTGTATTAAACTATACAGAAGATCAAATTTCAGGAGATGAAGAAATAATGAAAAAGGTAGCTGAGGCATACTATAAAGAAACTACTAAAGGTATGTCGGAAAAAAGAATTAAATCTTTAGCTGAAAATGCAGTAGCAATTGATGGTGAAGATGAGATCTTAGATATGCTTAAAGAACTCAAACAGATTGATACTACTAATAAAGAGGTCGGAAAAGCTAGTAGAGTACAAGAAGAAGCAGCTAGAATAGCCAATCAACAAGCGTTTGATGAATCTTTATATAGTAACACAGTAACTAAAGTATCTGAATTTTTACCAGGACGTAAGTTAGATAAGAAAGTTAGAGAAAAAGTACATAGAGGAATAAATGATACATGGGCGAAGGTTAATAAAGATCTTGCTAAGTATGCCCCTATACTAAGTTACTTAGATCATTATGGTATGTTAGAAGGAGACTTTAGTAAAATAGTTAAAGATGTAAAAACTACACAAACTTCAAACTTAGTAAAGGCTATCAACAGTCAAAGTAAGAAAAGAACAAGCACAAAACAAAAAATTAATAATGATGATATTACGTATTACGGTAAAGAATCGCTAAAGAGATAATAAATAAATTTACAACAAATGATAAGAAACAAGGTTTTAGAAAACCAGTTATATGATGCTAAAAACTGGGATGGCTTAACAGGCAAAAATCACCTAGCATCCGTATTTGCACATAGCGATATTGATATGATGTCTAAGGTTACTCAATTATATGATATGAATCTTGAACAAGATTTTGTATCTATGATAATGAGTCATAGCACTCATCGTATTGCAGCAGACGCTTCAAAGTGGCAATGGGGTTTAGATACTTCACATGACTTAAATTATATCTTAGAAGATTCATGGGCAGATAGAGCCGGTGTTACTCCTTTAACAGGATCACTTCCAGGAGCTAATAGATCATTATTTTATTTAGATTTTAAGGGTAAACCTTTTACAGTAACTCAAACAATTGCAGGTATGCATCCTGACAAGTATCAATTACTTGTTAAAGCAGATCCGTTTTTAGTATCTGGAGATCTTTATAGAATTGAAGTACAATTAATATCTAATAGTGCAGATCAATATATTCCAGTTGAAGAAGTTACTAGAGGAACTCAATGGTCTAAAGAAGCAGGTTTAGTTACAGTAGATAGATCAGATAGAGGTTTTGGTATTGGTTATCAATCTAAGACAGAGTTAAAAGGCGAACTTTCTCAATTTAGAATGCAAGTTGAGATTCCCGGTAATATGTTTAAGCTTAAGCCAAAATTATTCAAAATTAAAGATGGTACTATTAATGGTCAAACATTATGGATTCACCACGTAGAGTGGGTATTCTTACAAGAAGTACGAAGAACTACTGCTAGATTAATTATGTCTGGTAAGTCTAATGCTTGGGAAGACGGTACTCGTGGAAACTACGATAAGAACAATACTGAGATTACAGCAGGTTCTGGAATCAAAGAACAATGGGCTGCATCAAATAAATACTTTTATAATGATGTACCTGATTTAGATTACCTTGTAAACATTGCTCTTGAAGCAGTAGTTGGTAAGATAGGTGTAGGTAATAGAAAAATGATTATCCGTGCAGGAGAACATGGGCTAGTAGCTTTATCTAAAATGGTTCAAGATAAATATGGTAGTGCGGCACTTACGTCATTATCTCATTTACAAGATACAACTGGTCGTGCTTTTGATTGGTCAGGTAATGAAATTAATGCAAGAATGGGGCAATTTAAATCTATTGCTGTAATTCAAGGTATTTCTTTCTACTTCATGTTAGATGCATCTAAAGATGATAAAGTAAGAAATAAACTTAATCACCCTCTAGGAGGTAAAGTTGCTTCTTATGAGTATGATATCATGGGATTTGGTGGAATGGACGAAAAGTCTAATACTCAAATTGTACGTAGAATGGGTGAGAATCCAGTATTCGCAGCAGTTGAAGGTATCAGAGGATGGGCTCCAGATGGAACAAGTTATGGTGGAGCTAAAAGTGCAGCTTCTGCATTAGATGGTTCAACTATGCATTACTATGATCCAGGTGTGGGTGCAGTAGTATGGGATCCAACAAAGATTATCCAATATTACCCAGAACTTTCTGAGTAAGACATTAAATAAAAGTAGGGGGTATTAAGTTATCCCCTATAATAACACTAACTAGATATAAGATATAAAATGACTGAAAAGAAACAACCAGTAAAAGATAAAATTCCGGAAGTACAAATAATATCACCAGAGACTAAATTAGCTTTAGAGGCAATAAAAACTTTACAGGCTCAAGTAGCTACGTTAACACAAAAGGCTAATACACCTACGGTAGTAGAGTCTCCTACGGTAAAAACTGAGGAAGTTCATAGCACTACTATTAATAAATCACCATTACTTCCAGGACAGAAAATAACTATTTCTATTATAAGTAGAGGATCAACAGCTATGATTTCTGATGAGAATGAAGCTACTCAACTTAAAGGAACTAGTTCACACATAATGTTACCAAAAAATATACATTCAGGAGCATTAATAGATCCTTTGACTAAAGAGGAAAGATTATACTTAGAGGAAGTATTAGGTTATAATTTAGGGGTTTATTCTAAAGATAAAAATAATAGATTGAATTCAGTATATGTAAATCCTATATTAGCAGGAATTACTTTTACTAAAGTAGGTAAAGAGTTAAGTAGTGCAGATATAGTATTGGATCTAGGTAATCCTTTAGATTTCTTAAAATATAAGATTGCCTTAATACACCCTAGAGTTGCTAATTCATGGACTGATAGAAAAATCATTACTTGTGATTTTGTTATAAAGAATGAAACTTCTGAACTAGCTGAAGATGTTCTATTTAATGAACAAGAGGATAATGTTTTCGAGTACTTATTAAAAATAAAAGGTAATAAGAAAGCATTATTTGATTTAATTAGGTTATATGGATCTGATATTAGAGCTAAAGTAACAGCTAACAGTAAATCAAGTTCTGAATTCTTATACAATATGTTAAAGAAGATAGGTAAAGATAGACAAGGTGTTAAGGCTTTAAATAATATTATTACACTACAAAAATCATCTCCAGCACAGATTAATACTAGAATTTTAATTGAGGATTCAATTACTTGTGGAATGTTAATGAAAGTTGGTAATGAGATACGTATGAAAGAAGGTGGAGGGGCAATTGCTTATTCTATGTCTGAAACTGTACAGTTCCTAGAACAACCTAAAAATCAGTCTATAAAACTTAAATTAATAAATTTTGTAGAAAAGTTTAACAAGAAAAATTTATAATATATGGATGCAAATACCATGAAAGCCAGATTTGGTCTTCATTATGAGGGAGGCAGACTTGGTAATAGAACTTTTAATGACAGAGAAGTATCTGACTTTCTAAATAAAGCTCAGTTACAACTCATAAAACAGCGATACGATCCTTTAAAGAATAGAACCCAAAGAGGATTTAAGGATTCAGCTATTAGACAAGCAGAACTGGAAGGATTGGTATCATCTAGTATGACTATTGATAATAGTAAATTCATACAAGGTACTCCTGAATTAGGTTCTCTTAGAGGTCCTGATGCAGATATGGTCGGTGATAATAATATAGGTCAATCTTATGGGGTTTATGCTGCTATACCAGATGAAGCAATTTATGTACTTTCTGAAAGTATTGATACAGCAACTAATCCAATTGAAGCTCCTGAAAATCAAGTATCTCCAGTAATGATTAAAAGAGGTGTTCCTTTTAGACACATTAGTTTAGAAGAGTATGATGAAGAAATTTATAATCCTCATACTAAACCTTACGCTAATCTAGTTTGGGTTATTGGGTTTGGTAACTTTATGCCATCTACACAGACTACAGCTACACCTAGTTCAGATCCAACATCTCCTACACCAGTAACTATTAACGATTCTACTAAGACTTATACCTACAGTAATGAAGGATATAATATTAAAGGAATTAGTGTAGCAACTTATGGTACGGTAGATGCATCTAATGTTTCTACGGAAGAGTATATAGCTTTTAATTCTATTAGAAGTAGATACTTAATACCAGGAAAAGATTGGTATATAACTAAATACACTTGTAGATATCTAGTAATGCCTCCTCAGGTTTATATTGATATGGTAACTCCTAGTCTACAAAGAAACTGTGTATTAGCTGAGTTCTTACATCAAGAGATAGTAGATTTAGCGGTAGCAATAGCATCTGCTTCAATAACTCCAGAACAAAGTAAATAAAGTATTAACACAGTAGAAGCTCAAAAAAATGAATAAGAAAGAACTTAAAGAACAAATACTTACTTTAGCACCGTCTAAAGATAAAGAACTAATTAAACTATTACTTGAATATATAGATACTAAAGAAGTAACTATAGAACCAAACACTAACATAATTAATAAATAATACAAAATGGGAAGTATAAAGAATGTAACAAAGTTCTTAATCGGTAAGGACTGTACAAGAACACCAGATGTTCAAATTAAAGATCCTGGAGCAATATCAACTTATCTAGGATTAGGTGAAATAGTTGCCACACTTCCAGATGGAACAATAGCAACTACAGGTAATGCAGTTAAATCAATTGATAAAATCTTTTTAAATCAAAGAGCTTTTAGTGGTGATGCAGTCTATACTGCTGAAATACATGGTGATTCTATTACAGGAATTACTAGTCAAAAGTATTCTGCACCAGTAGAGCAAGTATCTACATTAACATATACTACAGCAGCAGATGTTAACCTTGTAGCTGAGACAACTTATATGGCAACTTTGATTCCTAATGGTGGTCCAATTCAAAGTAGAGCAGAAATTATCTCGTGGCGTAGTGGTCTTGTAACTCCAACTGGGGCAGATGTAATCTTAGGATTAGCAGGTGCTATCAATGTTAAAAAGGGTTATGATAAATCATTAAGTTTTACAGCAGGTGTAACATCAACAGCAACACCAGTAGCAGTTGGTCAAACAGCAGCTACAGTAAAGGGTAGTAAAGTTGTTACTTTAAGTGCAGCTTCAGCTACATTACTTCCAAATGTAATTGTTAAACTCGGAACAGGTATTTATGTTATAGATAGTGTACTTAGTGGAACTTCTATTAAACTTAAAAGTCCAGTTCAAGAAGCTTCAGCAGCAGCAGCAGTTATAACTACTCTACCTAACAATGCAACAGGTGTATGGGCATTAGTTATTACAGGTGTAGCTATGACTTTCGAGCCAGGCTTACGGAATTATGGAAAAGTTAACTTTGATACTACAACTTCGGCTGATATCATAACTAAATTTGTAACTACTCAATCAGACAGAGGTTCAGGATCATACGAACAAATAGCTGAGATGGAATGGGATACTAAAGCAGATATGACAGGAATTAATGATGTATTCAATCCTTCTTATGGTAAGAATTACAGAACTATTTCAGCAGATGCTACTGATACGTATGATATCATTACTATCAGTTTCCTTAATAAAGAAACTAGTAACTTTGAAGGGTCTACACATCAATCAGGTAATATTGTAATCGCATTACCAGTTGGTGCAGGTCAGGCTGATGGCGGAACTAACACTATTGAAGAAGTTTTAAATACATACCTAGTAACTGGGTACGGAGTAAATGGTACTATTGCAGTAACTTAGGATTAAAATATCTAGTTAGTAATCTTAAAGGGGGTTGAGTTTATCTCAGGTCCCTTTATTTATATAATCAAATAACCAATAAAAATACAATAAGATGGGAATAAGAGTAGATAAGAATTTTGATGTACTTCCAGTAGCGGATGCGTCAGTTAATGAAACATTTGCAGATGCAATTGGAAATAAAACAGATGCTGCAGCTAATACGGCTAATGTAGTATCAGTGGTAGGGTTACTTAGGTATATAATAGCTAATATTAATACTGACACAGATGTAGTAGCATTATTAGGTGAATTAGACACAGCAGCAGCTACAGGAGCTGTAACAAATGCTGATGAAATGATGGCTTATATTAAACAATTAGTGACGGAATTACAAGTTGCTGATGCTAATGTAGATGCTATTTTAGTAGATACAGGAACTACTATTCCCACACTAATAGGTACTCCAGCAGTAGACGTTGCCACAGATGTTGCAGCTATTAAAACAGTTGTTGATGTTATTGCAGCAGATACTACTACAGATATTCCAGCATTGATTGGAACACCAGCAGTTGATGTGTCGGCAGACATTGATGCATTATCAGGAACTCTTGGAGCTGCTGTAGGTGCAAATTTATCAGCAGATATTGCTGCAATTAAAACTGTAGTAGATGCAATTTTAATATTAGTAACACCTTAATAAATATAATAATAGATGAAAAGCGTTGGACTAATTTTATATAGAATCTTAGCATTCTTAGAAAAAACAATAGGTGGTGATACAATAACAGTAGAGGTGGATAGTACCGCCTCTACTATTAGCGTAGAGCAAGCCGACCACGATTTATTAAACTGCAATAGTAATATGCAGATAGGAGAAGTAGATGTAGGTCCTGCAAATAAAGTACCTGTAGAAGCAGTAGCTCTTGATGTAAGAGCTTTAGTTAATACAGATGTTGTTACTGCGGAATTATCAGCAGTTGATAATGCAGTATTGGATGCCATAGCTGCTGATACTGTTTCTTTAGTTGCTGGACAACAATCTGATGGATTAACAGATACAGAACTTAGAGCAACTCCAGTTCCTATTAGTGGAACAGTTAGTACTTCATTTACAGCATCCAGTACAATCGGTCATATTAGAAATACAACAATAAGCAATGTAGCAGCTACACAAATTAATACAATAACTCACCCTTGTACTAAATGTATTGTAACGGCAAGTGAAAATAATACAGGCTGGTTACGAATAGGGGGTTCAACTATGACGGCAACTGATGGCATTATATTATATGCTGGTGAAAGTTTTGAATTGTCTATTAGTGATAGTAATTTACTTTATGCAGTTGCAGAAGTAAACAGTGAAGATGTAGCAGTAACTTATTTTAATTAATAAATTATGAATAGTATAAAAAGTTGGTTTAAGAAAACAGGCTCAGAGTTAATTCCTAAAATAGTAGGTATTACACTTAACTTAGGAACAAGTATATTTAAAAGCGGTGGCATAATTACTACTGTTGCCGATACGAAAAACGTAGATGGATTAACAGTTAATCAAAATGATACAACTAACAATCCTGTAGCTGTTAAAATAGTTAATACAGGCACTGGAGATTCAGTACAAGTTAATACTACTGATTTCATTGTAGATGATGAAGGCAATGTCGGAATTGGAACAGATGCTCCTACGCATAAATTAACAGTAAAAGGAGATGGTGTCTCTGATATAATAGCCTTTTCAGTAGAAAATAGTAATGACGTAGGAACATTTGGAGTTAGAGATGATGGGATAATAGTAAGTCTTCCGACATATACTGCTACAACATCAGCTTCAGCAAATATGTATGTATCATCGTGTGGGCAAATGGTTAGATCTGCCTCATCCCGAAAAATAAAAACTGATATTAAATCTAATGTTAATCCATCCGATGCATTAAAACTTAACCCAGTTACTTTCAAAGAAAAAGCAACAGGATTAGAATATACAGGATTTATTGCAGAAGA